CTGGCGGCATAGATGGTGGTTATGACCAAAAGACACTTCAAACACTCGCAGATATAGCCAAAAAGCATAAGGTTAATACTGTATTGATAGAGAGTAACTTTGGTGATGGTATGTTCTCAGAGCTGTTCAAGCCATATCTCCAACGTACTTACCCTGTAACTATAGAAGAGGTTAGGCATAGCAAGCAGAAAGAGCTGCGTATCATTGATACACTTGAGCCTGTTATGAACCAGCACAAGCTAATCATAGATCCTGAAGTAATCCGCAAAGATTACGAGAGTGTACAACACCATCCCCCTGAGAAAGCTCAAAGATATATGCTAACTTACCAAATGACTCGCATAACAAAGGACCGAGGGTCCCTTGCACATGACGATAGATTGGATGTGGTAGCTATGGCTGTCCAGTATTGGGTAGAACAGATGGCTGCTGATGCTGACCAGCTCATGGAAGACCACAAACAGGCTATACTTGAGGCTGAATTGGAGAAGTTCCTGAGTGGTGTGAATGTCCTTAGTACCAAAAGTAATAAGCAAACATGGTTCTAAAGTTCCACTATAAGGGATACTCTGGGTTACTATAGTATATAGCTAAGTAGTGCTCTAATTCCTCCTCCTCCTACACCTACTTTATCTAAAAACAATACCCCTTCCGCTACCCATAAGAACAGCGCACCGCAAGGGGTTACTCTAGTATGTAGATAGGAGGAGGTCTTATTTTCACAGAAAAATCTGAGAGGGTAATACGTTACAGTGTTCGGCATTATTACCCCCTGTAGGGGTCGAGCCGTTGCTTTTTTGCGTATGTAGGGGGTAGGGGGTCAAACAAGGCCACGCATTAGGCCA